CATAAAATAAGGTGGAAATAATGGACGCAATCATATTCCTTGCATTTACCTTATGGATCATGTATTTCTTATTTATTAAAAATCCTAAAAAGTAGTTGACTAGAATTATTAAATAATATATAATCCGTATATGGCGGCTAATCGAATTGTTAAATGTGATAAATGTGGGCGGGAAATAGAAGTTAGATCAGGATTTGCTCATATAACTCTCTATAATCATTATAAGGTGTGTAAATGACAAGAACCTGTAGAGTATGTAAAATAAATAAACCTATTGAAGAAATGGTTATTGCTGTAACAAGCTTGAAAAAAATTCATTACAAGTCTGTATGCAGATCTTGTCAATCTATATCTCAAAAAATTACTAGTCAACTAAAAAAAGAAAATGAATATCCAAATGAAGATTATCGTTGTCCTATTTGCGAAGGAACTTCTCCTAAATGGTATTTAGACCATAGCTGGGAAACAGGAGAATTTAGAGCATGGCTCTGTAACTCCTGTAATATTGGTCTTGGTCAGTTTAGAGATAATATTGATCTTCTCAATAAAGCAATTGCATATTTAAATTCAAAATAATTTTCGGCGGGAAGCCTAAAACAATTTCCTTGCTATAATAAAGCCATATGGTCCCTCTTTGTAGGTATAACATAGCATGAAGACTGAAAAGGTCTCTATAGCCAAGCAGAAGGCTTTTTTGGCGCAATACATTAGAGATCTTAAGGAGAAGACTCCTTGTTTGGACTGTGGGATAAGTTATCCATATTATGTCATGGACTTTGACCACGTTCGTGGTAAGAAGCATGCAAATGTTATGGAATTAATCCCTACTCTGTCCAAGAAGAGGATAGATCAAGAAATTGCTAAATGTGAATTAGTATGTAGTAATTGTCATAGAGTTAGGACACATATTCGTAGATCCGCCAAAAATTCTGGCAAATCTCGCAAAGCTTCGTAAATATAAATATTGGCCCATTGTTTCATGTGAAACATTATCTCTCTTCTCCCGCCGCAGCACTTTTTTCGGGCGCACTTTTAATTTCGCACTATATTTAGTATAATAATTTAATTGGACATTAGATTAGCCAGCGCCCGATTAGCTCAGAAGGAAGAGCGACGCACTTGTAATGCGTAGGTCATCAGTTCAAATCTGATATTGGGCTCTAGATAGGACAAAACCCATTCCAAGGCGGATCGGAATGGGTTCTGCTGTTCTTGCGAACACACACTGGGAGCAAAAGTGGTGGGATGCTACAACCAGTGCATGATTATTATCACATATTAGATTTTTTAAGTCAACTACTTTTCGTCAGAATCTTGTGGAGTATAAGATGGGGTGGGACCCAATAAAAATCCTTGATCATGATATTCTACAAGTTTGGATGTATCTTCTGGTCCCACCAATTTATTTGCAATAATTGTAAGTAGATCATAAATTCTATGTAGCATGATGTAATTAACCATGTCTAAGTTATCTTCTAAATTTTGTGATTTTTCGTTTTCAGTCATTAGGTCTTCCGATATCTAACCAGAATTTTTCCCGCCCCATGGCGTCTGTTTCTTTTATTTGGCCTCCGTCAGTTTGTATTTTCTCTGACGGCTCTTTCGATTCTATCATAAACTTCTAGTCCCATACTGTTCTTATATTTGCATGACAAGCAATATAAGTAAATTGTATCACTTAAATCTAAATTAGGTAGAAGAAGGCCCTGATCTACTGGACATTCCAGCTTTGATACAAGGCCCTCTTCTGCCAGAGCCAAATATTTAGATACTACTTGTATCTTCATTGGCTCCTCCGTTCTTATTAATTAGGAAATTTTCCTAACCACTCTTTAATCGCCCCACTATTATGGGATGACCATGAACTCCAATCCGTGCCGCCTTGGGTCATGTGATACGTTATCTCTGCGTTTATTACTGGGTCAAACAATAGTACGTTTGACTTTAATTCGAATTTCTCTTTACGATCAATGCCGAGTTTTCCCAACATGTTAATCTGAAAAATTCCGTAGGAACTGTCTCCAGTATTCCTGTTGCCGTTATATGCCATCGGGCGTCCATTAGACTCCGCTTTGGCAATGGCCCAAGCCTTTTTCAAGGCTACTCCTTCAAATCCTACTGCCTTTAACAGATTTTTTAATTCTGTATCAGACAATTGTTCTGAAGGTTTATATACAGTGTTGCTGAATTTTTCCAGCGTTTCTTTCTTCAGTTGTAGTTGTGTCTTGCTTGGTTCTACCACAAGTGCCACAGCCGATTGTATCGGTTGAGGCTGGACACCAAATAGAAATAATGTTATCATTGCTATTGATGTCCAAGTATGAGCAACTTCGCTCACACGTTGTTTGATATTCTCCATGGGCATTTTCCTCCTATAGAGAGATAACGAACTATAATAATAGCATTGGCGGTATAAGACTGTCAAGCCAGTCAACCAGGAATTAAATGCATATATCTTATTACACAATATGGGCGGGATTAAATCCAGCAGTAGGATTTGGTTATGCTGGACAAAATATTGTTAAAAGTTTACAACAAATTGGACATAAAGTAGATTATGCAAATGCTAAAGCTCAATTACAATTAAATTTTACACAACCTCATCATTATAAATTACACAAAAACCAATATCAAATTGGATATACTCCCTGGGAATCTACTGGAATGAGATCAGACTGGGTAGAAAGAATGAATTTATGTGATGAAATGTGGGCTACATCAGATTGGGTTGCAGATGTTTATAAAAAATGCGGTGTAACAAAACCAATCTATGTTTATCCACATGGTATTGAAGATATTTGGACACCTAAAAAAAGAATTTTACGACCTGGACAAAAATTAAAATTTTTACATGTTGGAGAACCTGCACCAAGAAAAGACGGGCAATTAGTTGTAGAAGTTTTTGGTAAACTATTTGGAAATAATCCAGAATATGAATTAACAATTAAATCTCATGGTCCACATACAATTAGACTATATAATAATCGTGGAGAACTTGTACAACCAGAAAAAGTATATAATAATATTAAAGTTATTACTGAAGAATATCCTATAGAACAATTAGTTCAGCTTTATCATTCCCACCACGTTTTGGTCTATCCAAGTTGGGGAGAAGGTTTTGGTTTTATTCCGATTCAAGGTTTAGCAACTGGAATGCCAGTTATATCAACTTATGATTGGGCACAGTACAAAGATTATTTGGGTCCCCTAAAGTTAAGGTCTAGACTTACAGATGCAGAAGTAGAAGGAGTTCCTAAAGCTGTAGGAGATCCACACGTTGGTTCTTTTTATAAACCAGATAGATTACACTTAGAAGATCAAATGTATGATGCTGCAAATGATTTTAAAGCTTATTCTGGATATTACTTTGCTCAGTCGACTAAAATTCATGAAGAATACAATTGGATTAAGTTGACTAAGAATGCATTTAAACATTTAGAAGAAAAAATTTTATAACCCCTTCCCACACAAATAAAAGTTTGGTAGAATTGGTATCTATTCATTTTTAAATTTAACCGCAAGGCGGAGAAGGATACTATACCAAAATGTCAAGAGTTATTGAAAACCCTTATGAGAATTTTATTGCTTTATCACGATATGCTCGTTGGATTCCAGAAGAGAATCGTCGTGAAACATGGGGTGAAACAGTAGATCGATATTTTGCGTTTATGCTAGATCATCTATTTCAAAATTATAGTTATGAACCAGAGTCTAAATTTATTGAAGAATTAAAGCAAGCAGTATATGATAGAAATGTAATGCCTTCAATGAGAGCAGTAATGACTGCAGGACCCGCTCTTGATAGAGACCATGTTGCAGGATATAACTGCTCATTTGTTCCAGTTGATTCACCACGCTCATTTGATGAAACAATGTATATTTTAATGTGTGGAACAGGTGTAGGATTCTCTGTTGAATATAAGTATGTTAACAAACTTCCTGCCGTCCCAGAATCATTTGAGAAATCAACAACTGTTATTGTAGTTGAAGATTCTAAGAATGGATGGGCTAAATCATACCGTGAACTTCTTGCTATGCTTTGGGCAGGACAGATTCCTTCTATTGATGTATCAAAACTTCGTCCAGCAGGCGCACGTCTTAAGACAATGGGTGGTCGTTCGTCTGGACCACAGCCGCTAGTAAATCTTTTTGATTTTACTATTGCAAAATTTAAGGCAGCAGCAGGTCGTCAGTTGAAGCCTATTGAAGCACATGATATTATGTGCAAGATTGGTGAAGTTGTTGTGGTTGGTGGAGTTCGTCGTTCTGCAATGATTTCTCTTTCTAACATTAATGATATTGAAATGGCGGCAGCAAAGTCAGGAAATTGGTGGGAGAATAATTCTCAACGGGCTTTGTCAAATAACTCAGTTGCATATTCTCGCAAACCAGAAATGGAGCAGTTTATTGCAGAATGGAAAAACTTATATGATTCTAAATCAGGAGAACGAGGTATATACAATGTGGCTGCTGCTCAAAAACAAGCAGCACGATGGGGACGCAGAGACCCTGAAATACATTACGGAACAAACCCCTGTTCAGAAATTATTCTCAGACCTTATCAGTTTTGCAACTTATCTGAAGTCGTAATACGTGAAAAGGATACCAAGAAGGATATTGAAAGAAAGGTTGCTTTAGCTACAATTCTTGGAACATGGCAGTCAACCCTTACAGACTTTAAGTATCTTCGTAAAATCTGGAAAGATAATACAGAAGAAGAGCGTCTATTGGGCGTTTCTATCACAGGCCAATTTGGTCATAAGTTTATGTCTGGAAAAGAAGGCCTAGAGGACCTAGGCAAATTTTTAAATGACCTTAGAGACTTAGCTAGATCTTGGAATAAAGAAGAAGCAAGTGTTTTAGGAATTAATCCTTCTGCTGCAATTACCTGCGTTAAGCCATCAGGAACTGTTTCACAGTTAACTGGCGTATCTTCAGGAATGCATGCATGGCATTCACCATATTATATTCGCACAGTTCGTGGGGATAAAAAGGATCCATTATCAACATTCCTTAAAGAAGTCGGAATTCCATGTGAAGATGATTTCATGAAGCCAAATGATACATATGTATTTTCATTTCCAGTAAAAGCACCAGAAGGTGCAATTGTTCGTGACGATTTAACAGCTATTGATCATTTAAATACATGGTTAGTTTATCAACGTGAATGGTGTGAGCATAAGCCATCTATTACTGTATCTGTAAAAGAAGATGAGTGGATGGAGGTAGGTGCTTGGGTATATAAGCATTTTGATGAAGTATCAGGTATTTCATTCCTACCGCATTCAGATCATTCATATAAACAGGCTCCATATCAAGAAGTTACTGAAACAGAATACCTAGAACTTCTTGCTAAGATGCCGTCGTCGATTCGCTGGGAAGATTTATCTTTCTATGAAACTGAAGATGGAACTAGCGGAACACAGACTTTAGCCTGTACTTCCGATGGAAATTGTGAGATTGTAGACATTACGGCATAAAAGGTATATAATAAAGATTGGGGGAAACCCCAAAATTCCTGGGCACAACGCCCAGAAATAGGAGGATCTAATGGCAAAAGAAGATCTAAATAATGATGGAAAGGTAACAATGCAAGAGAAAATTCTAGCAGCGTTAGCAAGCTATGGTCGTCACTTTCTAGGTGCGGCTATTGCTCTTTACATGACTGGAAATACAGACCCAGGAGACTTAGTTAAGGGTGGAATTGCGGCATGCTTGCCCGTCATCCTTAAAGCGCTAAATCCAAATGAAACAGCATTTGGATTCACAAAGAAGTAACAATTTAATAAAGTAGTTAGGACGACTCCTATGCTAAAATGGGCATAGGAGTTTTCCTTTTAGGAGATTTTAGCTAATGGCAGGACAAAAAAATTGGGAAGTGGATCAAAACACTACCTTCACATTTACCGTCGAATATAAAGACAACGACGGAGATCCAATAGTTCTTACAGACTGCTCTGCAAAAATGCAGGTTCGTGATACAAAAGGCGGAAGCAAATTAGCATTCACCTTAACATCACCAGCAGGCGGAATATTAATAGACGAGCCTAATGGCAAAATAACCATTAAGATGACTCCAACACAAACTAACAAATTATTCTATCCAAAATCTTCATATGATCTCATGTTAACGGATAGCAATTTAAATAAAATTAAATTGCTTGAAGGATTTATCACTTTGAGTAGATCGGTAACAATATAATGCCAATCATAAATAATAACGATAATCCTACAGTTATAGTAACAGAGCAAGTAAATAAGGTTGTAGTAAATTCTGTAGGCCCACAAGGTCCACGAGGAAAAACAATCCTTAATGGAAATGGAGTTCCAGCAGATAATCTAGGCTTTGAAGGTGATTTTTACTATGATAAAAACACTACATATTTTTATGGACCAAAGCTTAATGATGTCAGTTGGGCAGGAGCTACATCATATCCACTTAGTACCTCAACCCTTACAAAGACTTTCTCACAAAACCAGGTTTTGCCATACCCAGAAGGCTCTACTGGTAGCAACGTGCAGTATTGGTATTTACCTATACAGCACGATATGGGCTATAATCCAAATGTAACCGTTAAAAACAGCGCAGGAGACATATTAGAAACAGGAATAGACTATAATAGTATTAATAAAATTACACTGACTATGGCACAACCATTCGGTGGGACAGCGTACCTGTCTTAAAGGAGCAAAGTAAATGGCAAGATTATTCGTAACTGATATCAATCTTAATAAGAATGAACTTCAGAATGCCAGAATTCAGGGACTAAGCTCAGCGCCTTCAGCTCCTGTAACTGGTCAAATTTATTATGATACATCGAACAACACGATGTACTACTACAATGGACTATCAGCACCAAATGGTCCATGGATGGCAATGGCTGCTTCTGCAGAAGTCATCACAGATCTTATCGGACAATATGTTTCAGGCGGAGTTGGATTAACCGCATCTTATGATGATGCTTCTGGTGTAACAACAATAGATTTAGATAATACAACAGTAACTGCAGGATCTTATGGTTCTGCTACAGCAATTCCAACATTTACAGTAGATGCACAAGGTCGTTTGACAGCAGCTGGAACTGTAGATGTTGCTACGCAGCTTGATTTAGGTGCAGATAATGCACACGGTGGATATAAACTAGATCTTCTAACAGATTCAATTAAATTTGTTGGCGGAGAAGGTATAGATACAAACTATCTATCAGATGGTACTCTTCACACAATTACAATTGCTGGAGAAGATGCAACTACATCTAATAAAGGTGTAGCATCTTTTGAAAATGCAGACTTTACAGTAACTTCTGGTCATGTATCAATTAAGAATGTAAATCTTGGAACACAGACTACAGGCGATTATGTAGCAAATATTCAAGGTACTGCAAATGAAATAACTGTATCTCCTACATCTGGAGAAGGTACAACAGTAACAATTGGTTTGCCAGATGACGTAACAATTACTAACAACCTTTTGGTTGGCGGTAACTTAAACGTAACTGGAACAATTAATTCTGTAAATACAACTGAAGTTAATATTGTTGATAATAAGATCAACTTAAATACAAACTTTACTGGAACCCCAACAGCAAATGCTGGTATTCGTGTAGAGCGTGGTGATTCAGCAGATGTTGAAATTCTATGGAGAGAAGCAGCTGGTTCTTATCAAGCAGCTACATCCTGGGGATTAACAAATGATGGAACAAATTATCATTCAATTACTCGTAAATTTGTTACTACGGTTGGAAATGGTTCTCTAACAGAAGTTCCAGTAACTCACAATCTTGGAACAAGGGATGTAACAGTTCAGGTTTATACTACAGCAACATATGACACTGTAGAGTGTGATGTTGTAAGAACTTCAACATCTGTTGTAACTTTAGGATTCACACAAGCGCCTGCTTCTGGAGCATACACGGTAGTTATCGTAGGATAAGGAGGAACTAAATGTCTGTTCAAAGATTAGTTCCTTTACATGCCGTAGCTTTAGCTGATAATCCAACTTCCGCACGAATTGGCGATATTTATTTTAATACTACGGCCAATGAGTTAAGATACTATAATGGAACAGTTTGGTCTCCAGTAGGTGGAGCTATAACAGGATTATTAGATCACGTACATACATATGATGGAGATATTTTCTCAGTAGATTCTGTTGAAGTTCCAGCTTCTGGTGTAATTGATGGCGGTAATCCATAATGCCAAAGATATTAATTAAAAGAGGAACGGCAACACAATGGTCTGCTTCTACTACCGCTCTTCTTCCAGGAGAACTTGGTTTAGATACAACTAATAATATTTTAAAAGTTGGAAATGGCACATCTCTATGGGCAGCATTATCTGGAATTAGTTTTACTAATGAATTAGCGCAGGATGCAATAGGTCTAGCATTAGACCATGAAGATCATTCAAATATAGTTGTAACATATGATGATGCTACAAATAAAATTATATTGTCTAGCGGACCAGATCTTGTAACATTTGCAGATTTAGGGAATAGTCTTGGAGATTATATTCCACTTTCATATTATGGTAATATAGACGGAGTTGCAACACTAGATTCAAATGGACTTATTCCAGATACACAAATTCCATCTACAATAGCTAGAGACTCAGAACTATTTAGCGGATCATATGACGACTTAACAAATAAACCAAGTTTATTTAGTGGTTCTTATGATGATTTAACAAACAAACCAACAATACCTAGCTTAAATGGATATGCCACAGAGAATTATGTTACTACGGCAGTATCTAATTCTACTGCTGCTCTTGTAAATTCTGCACCATCAACTTTAGATACACTTCATGAAATTGCTACAGCCCTTGGAAATGATGCAAATTTATCAACAACATTAACAAATTCTATAGCTCTTAAAGCCCCAATAGAGTCTCCGACTTTTACTGGAACAGTAGGCGGAATTACAAAATCAATGGTAGGCCTAGGTAATGTTGATAATACATCGGATGCCAATAAGCCAATATCTACAGCTACTCAAACAGCGTTAGACCTTAAATTAGATTCAAGTACAGCATCTACTACATATGCAACAATTGCAAGTCCAACATTTAGTGGTACACCACTTGCACCAACAGCATCGCTTGGAACAAATACTACTCAAATAGCTACAACTGCTTTTGTTAAATCAGAAGTAAATGATAACAACTTAAATGGTTATATTCCAAGCACGTCTACATCAATTACCTTAAGTTCATCTACACATAACTTTAAAATTTTAGAAGTAACTGCATCTTCAGCAATTACAGTAACAATACCAAATGACACTCAAGATACTGGATGGAGTGTAGGCTCAGTTGTAGAAGTTAGACAATCTGGATCTGGTCAAATAACAATAGGAAAAGATGCTGCTGTTACTCTTAATGCTCCAGAAAATCAACTAAAGACAAGAGTTCAATGGAGTTCTTTATTTTTAGAAAAACGTGCCGCCAATAGCTGGTTGGTCACAGGAGATGCAACTGCTTAAGGAGAATAATTATGACAGAACATCCACCACTACCGCCAATAAAATTGGCATTTATTCTTGACGGAAGAATTCAAGAGATATTAAATACAGATAATAGATTAGCTGCTATATTTTTAAGTCAGCCAATAGTTGTAGATATATCTAATCAAAATGTAGCAATGCTTTCTACATATGATGAGCAAACCCAAACATTTACTCCGCCACAATTTGATGCAGAGGGTAATTTGATAGGGTAATGAGAAGAAGTTCTAGAAAAAGAGTTATTACAACAAGGCTCAAGGCCTTTTCTTCTTTTTCTGACACATTCTCATCTTCATCCATAAAAAGTGGATGGAAAGTATTATCTGGTAGTTGGACTTCTGGTTCAAACAATTTAACTGGATCATCTGCTGGATTAATATCAGTTCCTTTGTCTAAATCAAATGCTACAGTAGTTGCAACAATACCTTCTGGTACAGGAGTTGGAACATATTTCTGGGGGGCGGATGCAAATAATTATTGGGCATCCTATGCTGTATCAAATGGTACTACTACCTCTACTTGTACAAATAATAATTGTTCTGGCACAGAAAATTTTACTAATACTAGGTCATGCTCATGCACTAATGGAGCATCCAACTGCAATAATGGATCCTGTAGTGGATCTGAAAACTATACAGCAACAAGAAGTTGCTCATGTTCTCCTGGAGCATCAAACTGTAACAACGGATCTTGCTCAGGTTCAGAAAACTATACAGCTACCAGAAGCTGCTCTTGTTCTACTCAATATGGAACCTGTGCACAAACAACAACATATGGAACCTGTTCACAAAGTACAACATATGGAACTTGTGCATGGATTCAAACATATGGAACATGCGCTATAGTAAATACTTATGGTACATGCTCATATACTCCTGGAGGAACCACATATACTTCTTTAGGTTGTTATTCAGCATTTTCTGGATGTAATTCTGGAAATGAAACTTCTTGTAATGGTCCAAGCGGTATGAATGTTTGCGGATGTCCTTGCGGAGTAAGTAAGGTCTGTTGTTATACAGTAACAACTACAAGCGGATCATGGAATTATGTAGGATGCTCATATAGTGGTGAACAAGTAGTAACTGGCTCATCGTGGAATATTCAAGGATGCTCTTGGGTAGGACAACAGTACCCTACAGGAGGCTCTTGGAATTATTCTGGTTGTATATATGAAGGACAGCAAGTAGCAACAGGAACATCATGGAATTATTCAGGATGTTCTTCAAATGGTCAACAGGTTGTAACAGGAACATCTTGGAATTACTCTGGATGTAGCAGCAATGGCCAACAAGTTGTCATTGGATCATCTTCTACATGTAATAGTGGAGCATGTTCTGGCTCTGAAAATTATACTGCTTCAAGATCTTGCTCCTGCCCGCAAATATCTAATTGTAATAATGGAAATTGTTCTGGATCAGAAAATTATACGGCAACCAGATCATGTTCATGTGTGCAAATATCAAATTGTACAAATAACGCATGTAGCGGAACTGAGAATTTTACAGATACCAGATCTTGCTCATGCTCAACATCTTATAGTAGGGTATTAAGGACAGTAAAAGTAGTTAATGGAGTTCAAAGCACTGTGGGAGAATTTACAATTCCTACAAATCCAGCCTCAATTCAAATAGTAACTTCAGGAAACTCTGTTTTAGTCTCAGCATCTGGACTGTCTAATTCTTATACAAATTCAGACGGGACAACAAATAAGAATTTTGGTATAATCAGAACTAGTGGCGGATCAGAAGAGATTTCGTCGGCTTCGGCATTTACAGCAACGGTGGCATTATGACAGACCCTTTTAATAGACCAGCCAGACCTTGGGACTTATTCAATAAGAATCTTGGCAGGGTGGAAGATGAAATATCACAAAAAAGATTAGCTATATGTGAATCTTGTGATAAGTTTATAGCACTAACAACTCAATGCAAAGAATGTGGGTGTATTATGAAGTTAAAGACAAAACTTCCTAACGCAGAATGCCCACTTCATAAGTGGGGACAGGAAAACATTCCAATCGATAGAGAAATATAAATAGCGGTATAATTAGGGAAGGAGTACACAGTATATGGCAGTAAATTACCCAACTAGTTTGGACACTTTTACCAACCCAACTTCTTCTAGTTCGGTTGCTAATCCTTCCCATTCCCAACAGCATGCTGATGCCAACGATGCTATTGAAGCATTACAGTCTAAGGTCGGAACAGACAATTCTGCAGTAACAACTAGCCATGATTATCGAATCAGGCAATTAGAGCTAAATCCAGTAACTGGAACAGCTAAAAAGATAGAACAAATTGTTATTAATAATACTGGATCAACTCTATATAAAGGTCAAGTAGTATATGCTTCTGGTTCTGTAGGAGCATCTGGTAAATTAAGGGTAACACTTTCATCAAATACTGCTGAATCAACATCTACCAAGACTTTTGGTATTCTGGCCGAAAATATAGTTAATGGCGGAGAAGGCCTACTTGTTAGCGAAGGACTTTTAGAAGATTTAGATACAACTGGAGCAAATGATGGAGATCCAGTATGGTTAGGCTCAACAGCAGGCTCAAAGTTATATGGTTTAGCAAATAAACCATCTGCCCCATCACATCTAGTATTTCTTGGAATTGTAGTAAGAGGCGGAAATGCAAATAATGGTTCCATCTTTGTTAAAATTCAAAATGGCTTTGAGCTAGAAGAATTACACAATGTATCAATATCATCTGTAGCAGATAATCAGGTTTTAAGATATGACTCTACAACTGGTTTATGGAAAAATGAGTCTATAGATAGCCTATTTGATCCTGCAGGATCAGCAGCGGCTGCATTATTGGATGCAAATGATTATACAGATATAGCAGTAGCAAATCTAGGAAACTCTTTACCTACAACATATATTCCATTATCTTATTATGGTAATGAGGATGGCGTAGCCACATTAGATTCAGCAGGATTTGTACCAAATACACAGTTAAATATTGATGCTCGTATTCAAGATACTGCCGCCGCAATTATTACTGATGCTACTCATACAAATATCACAGCAACTTATGATCCAGTAACAAAAGAATTAAGTTTAGCTTCAACTGGAGGAACATCTGCAGATATTTCTTCTACTCCGCCAGTATCTCCAAATACTGGAGACTTTTGGCTAGATGCAGATAATGCAGTTCTTTATATTTATGATGGACAATTCTGGACAGAAGTTTCTTCTGGCCCAATTGGTCCACAAGGTCCTGCAGGTGCAGCAGGCGCAACTGGACCAGCTGGCGCACAAGGTGAAATTGGTTTCCCAGGATTCTTATATGATCCACGTAGAGCATTTGCAAATCAATATACTGCTGGCGAAATTATTTATTACAATGGCGCATACTATATATGTTTAGCAAACAATGATGCAATTCCACCAACAGGCGGAGCAATTGGTGTTTATTGGAATCCTTATAGTTTTGGCGGTGGTGGAGGATCAGGTAACTTTACATTATCAACAACTCCTCCAGAAAATCCAACAGAAGGTGATAGTTGGTTTGATACAGCAAATGCAAAACTTTATGTTTACTATGACGCATTCTGGGTTGATGTAGTTTCTCCTGGACCAACAGGTGCAGAGGGACCAGCATTTGTAAATTATCAAGGTAACTATAATTCTGCAGTATCTTATACATTACATGATGGTGTAACATACCAAGGATCTCTTTGGAGATTAAATGAGAATAATAGTCCAGCAGGAACTGTCCCATCTACGCCAAATTGGCAAAAGGTTGTGCATAAAGGCGATAAGGGCGATACTGGAGAAATTACAATTGGAACAGTTACAACAGTTGTAGATGGAAATCCAGCTACAGTCACAAATGTTGGAACAACAACAGATGCAATTCTTAATTTCCAAATTCCAGCAGGCCCAAGATCAACTGTAGAAGTTGGAGATGTAACAACTGTTTCTTATGGAAATCCAGCAACAGTTACAAATGTTGGCACAAGCACCGATGCAGTATTTGATTTTGAATTACCAGGTGGACCTAGATCTACAATTCAAGTAGGTACGGTAAGTACAGGAAATTATCTATCAGATGTAACAGTTACAAATGTGGGAACTACTACAGATGCAATATTTAACTTCTCTATCCCACAAGGTATTCCTGGAAATATGCACGATTTCAATGTTGGAGAAAATCCTCCAACAGGAGCGGTAGAAGGATTAGTTTGGTATAACACTACAAACGGTAGGGCATATGTTTATTATGATAATGTATGGGTAGAATATGCTCCAGGATTCGTAGGAGAACGTGGTCCAATGTTCTTGAATTATCAAGGTACATGGGACAATACAGAAGAATATGTAGAATTAGATGGAGTTACTCATAATGGAAGTCTATGGGTTTTAAATAATCAGACTAGCGTTATTGGAACACCTCCTTCATCCCCCGCCTGGTCTTTAGTTGTAGAAAAAGGTGCAACTGGAGAAATATCTGTAGGAACTGTAACAAATCTTGTATATGGACAAAATGCAACAGTTACAAATACAGGAACAAGCACAGATGCAATATTTAATTTTGGAATTCCAGCTGGCCCAAGATCAACAATTCAAATAGGTAATGTAGACGTTGTTCCTTTTGGCACACCAGCTACAGTAACAAATGTGGGAACTGAAAGCGATGCTATATTTGATTTTGAAATTTCTGCAGGACCAAGATCTACAATAGATGTTGGAACTGTTACAACTGGAACTTATTCATCTTCTGCCACAGTTACAAATGTTGGAACCGAAAGTGATGCTATATTTAATTTTTCAATACCACAAGGTATTCCAGGAGATTTTCAACCAGGTTTAACACCACCTGCAAATCCATTAGCAGGACAAGTTTGGTACAACACCGCAACAGGTAGAGCTTATGTTTATCATGATAGTGCATGGATAGAGTTTTCTCCAGGCTTTGTGGGTCCAGCAGGGCCTTCAGGTGTTCCAACAGCTCAAGCTGTCACTTCAAATATAACAATGGAGGCAAACCATTCTTATTTTGTTAATACTTCTGCTGCTAGAACTCTTACCCTTCCAGCCACCCCATCACTTGGAGACAGTTTAACAATTTATGATGCATATGGGTCGGCGGCTACAAATAATATTACAATATCTCGTAACGGAAATAAGATTAATGGACAAACAGAAGATGCTATAATTGACGTAGATCAAGCAAGCTCAGTTTTTGTATATACAGGAACAACTTTGGGTTGGAGGTTCGATTAATGGCTATTAGAAAGTCATCTAATACAGGAATACCTTTTGGTAATACTGCAGGTCGTCCTGCATCTCCTGGAAGTGGTCAACCTTATTTTAATGGCGAATTGCAGAGACTAGAATTATATACAGGAGCACAGTATGGTTGGCAAAACATTGTTGCAGAAACACCAGGAGTTACTGGATATACAGGTACAGTTTCTGAAACATCTGGCGGAACAATTATAATCACAGGAACTAACTTTGCATCTGGTGCAACTACAACATTAGTTGGAACAGATGGAACAGAGTACGTAGCAACAAGCACCACAGTAAATAATTTAACAAATATTACTGCAGTTTTTTCAGGAATTGCTGCAAACATTGAACCGTATGATATTCGTGTAACTAATCCATCAAATTTATATGGCGTATACTATGACATTTTAACTGTTAATGATAAGCCTATATGGCAAACAGCAGCAGGTACTTTAGGAACATTTGATGAAGGTACATCTGTATCTGCTACAGTTAATGCAACAGATGAAGAAAACAATACAATAACTTATTCGTCTTCAAATCTACCAGCTTGGCTGTCTTTAAACTCTTCAAGCGGAGTATTGACTGGAACCGCTCCTTCCGTTTCATCAAATACAACTTATTCATTTAATATAAGTGCATCTGATGGAATCAATACGTCACAGTCCAGGGCCTTTTCAATTCTAATTAACAGTATAATAACTTGGAATACTGCTTCTGGAAATATTGGAACTATATATGCAGAAAATCCATCATTTACATATACACTATCTGCCACAGCTTTAGGAAATACAATTAGCTACACAATATCTTCAGGATCTTTACCAACTGGTCTATCTTTAAATTCATCAACTGGAGCAATTACTGGAACAGCAAATGCTGTTGAATCTGAAACAACGTCTACATTTACTGTTCTAGCTTCTGATGGAACATCTTCTGCAAGTAGATCTTTTAATATTTTTCAAAGACCTTTAACGGTTTCTGGAGGAACATCTTATTCAGATTCAACATATTACTATAGAGCATTTACTAGTGGAACAAGTAATTTAATTGTAAACTATCCAATAACTGCAGATTATTTGCTAGTTGCAGGAGGCGGCGGCGGTGGATCTGGTAATGCTGCTGGAGGTGGAGCAGGTGGACTTATAGAATTAACATCTCAAAGTATTCCTGCTGCAACATATTCAATATCAATTGGCAGTGGTGGAAATGGAGCAGCAAATACATCACAATTTGGTTCAGACGGACAAAGTTCTACTGCTTTTGGAAAAACTGCAATCGGCGGCGGCGGCGGAGGTTGGGATGATCAAAATGGAAGATCTGGTGGTTCTGGCGGCGGAGGAGCAGATAATCCAGGAGCAACTGGAGGATCTGGCCTACAACCAGGATCTGCTTCTGGTGGATATGGAAATAGAGGTGGAAATTGTAGTGAGCCAAGCTCTAATGGCGGCGGTGGCGGCGGAGGTGGTGCAGGAGGCGCAGGCGCAGATGTTGTAAACAATAACATAGATCCTAATCAGCACTATGGTGGAATTGGAAGAACAAGTACATTAATAAATGCAATTGGTTCTGTAACTGGATTAGGACATTTATCTTCTTCAAATTATTATTTTGCAGGAGGAGGATCTGGATCATATAAAGGTAATGGGCAAGTCGTTCCAGCAGTGGCTGGCGGCGGA